CGTGCGCGGCGAGGTCCTGTCGACGATCAAGGCCGAAGATATCGAGAGGACCGAGCAAGTCTGATGGCCCGTCGCTTCGAGACGCAATACAAGACCAAGCGCAACGACAATCTTGGGGATCCGGACTGGCATAACCGGCGATGGGATGACATCGACCGGCGTATGCACGCGCGGGAGCTCGATGCCACGAAGATCGATGATGCGGTCGACGCTCTCGAAGCGGCGGCTCTTGCACGTCTAAACGATCAGCTCACGCCGATCATCGCGCAGGCGACCACCCGCCTGCTCGACGTCGGCCTGATGTTCTCGGCGACGTCGCACACCGAGCGCACCATTCAGACCGGGACCATCGAGTTTACCGTCGACCCAGCGCTGCGGGAATCCTTCGTGGCGACCGGATTCCTGATCCTGCGGCCGACGGAAAACCTCGCCGTCGGCATGACGGCGCGCACGCTGAGCTACAACCCGACCACCGGCCTGCTCGTCGTCGATGCCTACTCCGTGATCGGCTCGGGCACCTACGACGACTGGCAGATCGGGGTCACCGGCGACCCAGACCTGGCGCACGCCACGCGCACCGACAACCCGCACCAGACGACGGCGGCGCAGGTCGGCGCCTACACCGAAGGAGAGGCGGACGACGCGATCGCGGTGGCGGTGGCGGCGGAGGCGACCGCGCGCACCAGCGCGATCAGCGACGCGATCGCGAGCTTGGTTGGGTCAGCGCCCAGCGCGCTTAACACTTTGCAGGAGCTGGCCGCGGCGCTCGGCAACGACCCGTCCTTCGCGGCCACGATTACGACCGCGCTCGCGAGCCGGATCCGCTTCGACGAAGCGCAGGTGCTGTCGCAGGCCGAGAAGGACCAAGCCCTCGCGAACATCGGGGCCTGGACGACCGGCGACGCCAAGCTGACGCTGAAGACCAGCGCCGACGCCGGTTGGGTGATGGCGAACGACGGCACGATCGGCGACGCGTCGTCGGGCGCGAGTACGCGCGCCGACACCGATTGTGAGGGGCTGTTCACGCTGCTGTTCAACAACGTCGCGGACGCCTACGCGCCGCTCCTGACAAGTGGGGGCGCCCCGACCACGCGCGCGGCGCAGGGCTCGGCGGGGGCGGCGTGGGCCGCGCATTGCCGGATGACGCTGACGAAGCAGCTCGGGCGGGGCATCGCGATCGCCGGCGCGGGCGCGGGTCTGACCGCCCGCCCGCTTGGTGCCGCGGATGGCGCCGAGGCCACCGCGATCAATGCCTCGCAGCTCGCCCCCCACACCCACGGCTTGCCGGATGGGATGCTGCTCAACCTGGACGGCTCCGCTGATCTCGCAACCGGCGGCATCTACTACCGGACGCAGGCCAGGAACGGCAGCGTCGGCACCGGGACGGGGTCCGCTGGCTCCGGCGCGGCGTTCGGCATCATGAACCCGCGCGCCTACTGGAACGTGATGATCAAGCTGTGAGGCGATAGATGCCCCAAGTTCATCAGCGCCCCGACGGGATCTACGTTCGCACCGACGGCGGGACGTATTCCGGCACGCCAGAAGAGCTTTCCACTGACTACGGGCTCGCGGTGCCGGCGCTGCCGAGGAATATCACGGAGCGTCTCTACGAGCCGGGCGTGCGGCATGCGCTCCTCGCCGGCGAGAACGTGGTCGATGGCGGCCCCCTGCCTTGGACCCAAGGCGATGTACTGATCGCGAATGCCGCAACCGCCATTGCGGCCAAGGCCGCGAGGGAGGCGTTGAGGCAGCAGAAGGCAACGCGCACCCCGGTCCAGGGCCGTTGCATTACCAAGTTGATCAGCGACTTGGCGGCCATTGCTCCGGTTACGGATTTGCGCACGCCCGACGTCGGCGACAAGAGCACGTGGCAGATCGTATATAGCGAGGAGCCTACGCAGGCGCAGCGCGATGCGGCTCAAGCGACCCTGGCTGCGTATGACTTGGCGGCGGAGGCCGCGACCTTGACGCAGCAGGACGAAGCTGCGCGCACGAGGCTCGCGACGTTTACCTCCGACTCGGGTGTTGTCGATCTGCTCAACCGAGCGAAGACCGCATCGATTGCGGAGATCGATAACTGGCTCGCTAACAATATGACCACATTGGCGCAAGCGCGTGCCATCACGGCGGCTGAGATCAAGCTGCTGGTGATCATCGCGGCGCGGCTGGGACTCATTTAGGGGGGCCAGATGGCCATTGGTACGCTTTCGCAGTCGATCGAGATCACCGACGTGACCGATGTCGCGGTCAGTGCCATCGCGCACGATGACGTGCTCGGCGATTATTACCGCACCATCACGATCTTCGGCTCGCCGGACGAAGGCGGCGCGACGATCCCGACCACGTTCCTGTTGCGCATCCGCGCGCCGACGGCTGATCCGTTGAAGATCAGCGTCCCCGCCGACGAATTCTAGCCAAAACCGATCTGAGTAGCCTGGGCGCTTGTGCGCCCGCGCCGGTTGCGCGCGCTTGCCAACGAAGGAGCTACCCAAATGGCCGATCCGATTTTTGGTCTGGTCTTCCGCAAAGTCGAGGAAGAGCCGACGCCGGTCATCGGTGCCGACCTGTCCACCATTGGCCTCATCGGGCCAGCCGACCAGGCGAATACGGAGTTCTTTCCGCTCAACACGCCGGTCAAGGTCTACTCCAACGACACCACGCTCATCGATTACATCGGTGACTCCGGCTACCTGAAAGATGCGATCGACGGCATCAACGCGCAGCTCGGGGAGATGGAGGTCGCGGCCAAGCTCGTGATCGTGCGCACCGCATCCGGCACCAACCCGGACCCGGCGTTGAAGCTGCAAGAGACGATCGCGCGCATCATGGGGTCGAGCACCGATCAAACCGGGGTGTGGGCGTTCCTCAAATCGCCGCAGCTCCTCGCCATCACGCCGCGGATCATCTGCGCGCCCGGCTATACCGGCCAGCTCGCGAACTCGGTGAGCGAGCTGCACATCGGCACGGTCGGCAAGGGCTATGCGCCGGGCACGCGCTACGAGATGACGTTCTCGGGCGGCGGCACGAGCGAGACCATCGTGCAAGCGACCGGACACGCCGTTGCCGATGTGAGCGGCGACATCAATCAAAGCCAGCTTGTGCTCGATACCTATGGCGCCTGGTACGACGAGGGCACGCCGCCCATGGTCACATTGCCGGAGCCGCCGGCGCCGGTGACCGCGACCGCGCACACGGCGATTTCCGGGGGTGCGGTGACGCAGGTCCTCTCCGATGTCGAGGGCAGCGGCTACCAGCCGGGCGTGACCGTCGCGGTGACGTTCTCCGGCGGCGGCGCCGCCACGGTGCAGGCGACCGGACACGCCGTCGCCAACTCGCTCGGCCGCATCGGCCAGGATGAGATTTTCCTCGATACTCCGGGCTCCGGGTACGAGAGCGCGCCGGATGTGGCTATCGCTGCGCCGCCCGCCGCCGTCCGGGCGACGCTCACGGCAGAGTTGTCCGAAGGTGCAAACCCGGTCTGCGCCATGCTGCCCGCCGTTCTCAACCAGCTCGTCGCGCACGCGATCGTCGAGTCCGCCGGCACCAGCGAGATCGATGACGAGGATTGGCGCGAGACGATCCAATCGGATCGCATCATTGGCCTGTCCGGCGGCGTCAAGGTGATGGACCCCGACACCGGCAACATCGTCGTGCGACCGCTCGCCCCGCGCGCGGCCGGTATCCTGGTCCGTCGCGATCACGAGACCGGCTATCCCTTCCACTCCGCGGCCAACCAGCCGGTGCAGGGCATCATCGGGCCCGCGCGCTCGATCGGCTTCTCGATCGTCGACGATGCCAACGAGGGCCAGCAGCTCTTGCGCAACAACATCGGCATCCTGGTCCGCGGCGAGACCGGCAGCGATTTTGCGATCGCATCCGGCGGCTTCGTGCTGATCGCCACTGACAACCTCGGCGAGTCCGAGCTGTGGCGGTTCTACAACGTCATGCGCGGGCGCGATTACATCCACCTGTCGCTGTTGCGCGCGCTGCGGGTCTACCTCGGCCGGCAGAACATCACCGGCCACACCGTGCAGGCGATCATCAACACCATCAAATTCTTCCTGCGCGATTTGCAGGCGCTCGACCAGATCCTCGGGTTCAAGGTCGAGTTCAAAGGCTCCTACAACAGCGCGGAGCAAATTCGCCTCGGTCATCTGACCGTGGCCTTCGCGGCCGAGGAACCGCCGGTCCTGCGCAAGATCACGACCTTGTCGGCGCGCTATCGGCCGGCCATCGACGCCATGGTGCAGAACCTCGAACGCACGCTCAACCTCGCGGCATAAGCGAGAGCCGAGGGCCGCCCGAGGAGATCCGGAAATCCAGTCGGACTGGCGGGCGGCCCACTTTGGTCCGGATGCCGGGTTTTTTGTTGGCCGCCTGCGGGCGGCCATTTCGTCAGGAGTCCGCCATGGCCTTCGTCTACGCCATCGTCGTCGATGGCGAGATCCGTTACATCGGCAAGGGCAGCGGAAAACGCCATCTCGACCATATGCGCATCGTGCGGCGGATCGTGCGCAAACGGGCGGCCGGTTTAGTCGGGCGCGTGCCGATGCCACTCTATGAACATCTCGTCTCGGCTTGGCTCGACGGCGCGCAAATCGAAGAGCTTATGATTGCGGAAAGGCTTTCGCATCACGAAGCGTACAGGCGCGAACAAGCGGAAATACAGGTGCGCGGTCAGCAGCTTTGGAACAGTTATCGTGGCCGAGGATACGGGCCGAGAAGGGCGGCGTGGGCCAAAAAGACGAAAGAGGAACGCAAAGCGCATGTTCGCTCGGCCGTTGCCGCCCGGCTTGCGAGTCAGGAATGGCAAAGAGCACGGGCCACGATGTGGGCGAACAAGGATTATGTCGCCAAGCAGTCGGAGACGAGAAAAAGGATTTGGCGCGATCCTGATCATTGGAAACGTGCAGCCCCACGGCAAGCGGCGCTGCTCGAATGGATCCGCGCCAATCCAGGAATCCAATACAGCGCGTTGAAATCGTGTGATCCGCTTGCGGCGACGCTTATCTATCGCCTGCGCAAGCGCGGATTGATCGAAAAACGCGGCGGTCGCAATGGCGGGCTTTATGTGACCAACGTGATTCCCCTCTCGGCATAAGGAGAGCCACTATGAGCCAATCTGTGTTCATCATGGAGGCCGCCAACATCTTTTGCGGCGATGTCGATCCATCGCTCTCGCAACACCTCACGATTTCGGAGTTGAAGCTCCCGAATATCGAGGAGAATTTCGTCGATCACCAGGCCGGCGGCTCGCCCTTTACCATCGAGATCGACACCATCCTGCAGCGGCTCGAAGCTACCTTCGTGCTCGCGGGCTGGTCGCCGGAGGTCGCGACCATGATCGGCTCGTGGTCGGTGGGCCAGAACGTCTTCACCGCCTACGGCGTGATCCGCGATCGCCGGAGCGGGCTTGCCCATGAAGCCAAGGCGATCATGGGCGGACGCCTCGGGCGCGCCAACCCGGCCAACTGGACGCGCGGCTCGCTCCAGCATTGGGAGTACGCGATCCGCGGCATCACGCACTACGAGCTCTATTTCAATGCCGCCGAGATGTACTATTGGGACTTCTTCCTCAACACCTGTCGCATGGGCGGCGTCGATCGCAACGCCGACGTCAACCGCATCCTGCGCATCCCGACCGTTCCGATCGGGTGATAGCGCGCAAGCATGAGCGAAACCTGGACGCGCGACGGCGGACGGCGCATCGAGCTGTTCGTCCCCGTCGAGTTCATCAAGCAGAAGATCGATGCGGTCACCATCAGGCCGGTGAAGCTCGATCATTTCATCCGCTGGCAATCGGGTGAGATCAGCACCGCGCTTGCGCTCCTCTCCGAGCTGACCGGGCTCCAGCAAGCGGCGCTGCGCCAGATCAACTACCCGGATATCGAACGCGTCATGGCCGCGTTCGTGTCGATGCTGCCGGCTGGTATTGCGGCGAACATCGAACGCGGCGAGGTCCCGATCGTGGGCAATCCCACCGTGCCGCTGTCGCCGGTGCAGCAAGCCGCGCTCGAAGAGGAGAGGGCGCAAGCGGAAGCAGAGCCGATGGCAGCTCCTCCTCCAGCGCCACCTCCGCCGCCAGTGGAGGAGCCGACGCCAATCTGGAAGAGCGGCGGCAAGAAAGCCCCACTGACCGCGCTGCCGGCCGACGATCAGCCGCGCAACGATACCGGGTTCGATCTCGGGGCTTAGAGTGCCGGAAGAAGTCGCAACATTACGGCTGACCGCGAAGGACGAGACCGCGGCAGCATTCGCGGCCGCGGCCTTCAACCTCCATCGCGTCAAGACCGCGACAGACGATTTCCACCATAGCAACCAGGAGGCATTCGAGCGCGGCAAGCGCTCCGTTGAGCTGTTCGGCATGTCGCTCGAGCGTGCGCTCTCTGTTGGCGCGATCGCGGAGTTTGGCCGCCGCGCGGTGACGGAATTCGCCAACATCGACCGCGCCATGACGATGACGCAAATCCGCGCCAACGCCACCGCGACGCAGATGGAGCGGTTCAAGCAGATCACCGACGATCTGGAAAAAGCCTACAAAATCAACAGCGACAAGCTGGTCGCTGGTTTTAACACCTACCTCCAGGCTTCCGGCAAGACCTTCGACGAGGCGCTCGCGGTCTATCCCAAGATGGTCGCCGCGGCACGCGCGACGCAGACCGATATCAACGAGGTCGCCACCGGCATCGGCGCCGCCGCGCGCAACATGCAGCTCAATCAAGAGCAGCAGGCCAAGACGCTGGAGCAATTGGCGCTGGCGAGCCGGCGCAATTTGCAGGATCTCGGCAAGTATCTCCCGCAGATCACCGGCGCGCTGGCCGGCATCGGGGCCACCGGGCCCGAAACATTCCAGGGATTGATTGCCGCGCTCGAAACCATCCGCGGGCGCTTCAACACGACCGGCGAAGCGGTCGAATCCCTGATGGGCATGGTGCGGGCCGTCACGCAATCGCGCGACAAGGGCCTGGCGATGGTCGGGCGCGAGATCGAGCGCCGCGTTGGCGAAGGCCAGGACTTCGTCGTCGCGATGATGCAGGTCCTCGAAGCCAACAACATGCTCACTGACCAGGCGCTCCGGCGCTTCGCTGGTCGCGGCTCGGGCGCCATGATCGCGTTGCAGACGTTGCGCGACGCCTGGCCGGAGATGAAGAAACGCTATGAGGAGCTGTCGCGCGCGCAGGGCGAGGTCGATCGCGCGAATGAGAAGATCAGCAAGGACACCAAAGCCGCACTGGAGGAAATCTCCACCTCGCTGCATCGCATCATGGAGACGACCGGCGAGTTTATTGCGATCGCCGGCGTGCCGCAGGCGATCACCGACACCGCGGACGCGATCGAGAAGCTCAACAATCTGATCAAGGCGACCAAGGAGATGGTCGAAAAGGGTCAGATGGATTGGGACAAGCTGCTCAACGAATCCGGCCTGCAGCAGCAGCTCGATCATTTCACGGCGACGTGGGCCTATCGCTGGTCGGCGATCAAGGATTTCTTCCGCGAGGGCTCGACGCCCGGCGGCAAGGTCGGGCGCGAGTCGGAGCGAACCAAAAGGCTCCGCGACGCATTGGAGGAGCTTGATCGCAACGCCGGCGGCGGCCAGCGCCAGCCTTTCGTGCAGATGGGGCCGGTGCCGTTCGAGGGTATCGACCTCGAAGGCCGGTCGGGCGTTTGGGATCTCAGCGGCGGGTTTTCGCGCAACGTCGAAGATCGGCGGCCGCGAGGACCGGGGACGCAAATCCCGGGCAGTGGGCGTGCGGTTTCGGTGCCGACCGATAAGCAATTGTGGGCCGCGATCAACGCGTTCAATCCGTACAGCGATCCGCTCTCGATCACTTCGCGCGCGGGCGAGGTCGGCACGGCATTGCGCGAGCTGATCGCGCAATTGAAGCGGCTCAACGATTTCTATGACACGCAGCTCACCGAAGGCGGCACCGATGGCGGCGGTGGCGCGTGGCCGAGCCTTGGCGGGTATGGAGCCGGTGGCGGAGCAATGGGCCGGCGAACCGGTGCGCCCTGGTACGGCGGAGCGGCTGGTCGCGGAATCCCTGGCGGTGCGCCCGGGCCGGCCATCCCAAGCGATACCGGATTAGGTCCGGGCGGTGGCGGACCCGCACCACCGCGAGGCGGCACGAGCATGGCCGGCGTGCATCCCGACCTCGTGTCCGCGGTCGAGGAAGGCGCCAGGTACGGCCTGCCGCCGGGCTACACCTGGCAATGGATTTCCGGCGTGCGCATCGGCGGACGTCCGGGCTCCTACCATCACGCCGGCATGGCGCCTGGCGGCTACGGCGGCGCCGGCGATATTCAGATTTTCGGTCCCGATGGCCGACCTATCCCAAACATCGGGACCGGGCCCGGCTATGCGATCTATGAGAAGTTCGCGCTTGCCGTGCGCGCGGCGGCGCAGCGTCGCGGCGTGCCGTTCACGTGGGGCGGTCATTTCCGCAGCGGCATCCCGTTCGATCTGATGCACATGCAGTATGGCGGGCCGTCCGCCCATGGCTTCGATGCGGCGCGCGTGCAGCAAGAGATCGATCGCCAGGTCGGGTTCGGCGCGCCGCGCGGCAGTGGCGGTGACCTTGCCTCGCAACTCGGGGGCAACCTCCTGCCGCCGACGACGCAGGCGGCGACCAACGTGCAGAACTTCATGACCGGGATCGCCTACCTGGACCTCGCTCGATCCGCGCCGCGCGGCCGGGAGCGAGGCGGGCAACACCGGCTTCTTCCGCATGAATGCCTCCGATGCGGCGAGGGCTCGGGCCGCAGGTCTCGCCGATCCGCGCTACGGAAGCTTTCAGCAACAGGCGGCGGCGAATTGGGGATACATTCAACGGTTCTTCCCCACCGCGGCCGAAGCGATCAAGCGCGGCGATTTCATGGGCGCTGCGCGCCAGCTCGGAAAGTTCTGGGTCTCCATGCCGGGCTCGGGCCAGCAGCAGCAGAGCGCCATGCGGTATCAGCGATGGTGGAACATCCTCACCGGCGGCGACCCACTCTCCGCGCAAGCGCAGCACACGGCGCAGGCCGCCGCCGAGGCGGAACGGCAATCGCAAGCCGGCGGCGGGCCGACCACGGCATCAAGCGAGCCCCATGGCTATGCCGGAGCCGCCGGCTTTGCGCAGTGGGGCGCGAGACGCGGCCGCTTCCCGCATGAGGAATGGGCGGTCCAGGAGGACGTCACGTCGGCATTCGTGGACGGCACGCCGCTGCCGCGCGGCCGGCCAGGCGAGGCGCTGGGAGAACCGCCGCTGCCGCGCTCTCGCCCGTCGAGGCCATCGCGGTTGCCGCGGCATCCGCCGTTGCCGCGCCCGCGCCCGGACAAGGCGACCGACGCCGAGGTCGCGCGTTGGCGCGAGGAGCTGGAAAAACCGATCAAGCTCAAGATCGAGGCGCCCGAGCCCCCGTCGCGATGGGCGCCGCGCATGCGCCGTGCCTACGGCGCGGCCGCGCAGAATAGCGAGCTGCACCGCGAGCGCGAGCGCAGCTATGCCGACATGGAGGAATGATTGCCGCTCTATGTGCAGGATACTCTCGTCCTCGCGAGCGGCGAGATGGTCGGCGCCGCGCTCCTTCCGATCGATCAAAAGACCTGGACCGGCACGCGCTCGCTCTATTCCTGGGGCACGCTGCAGTTCGAGGTGCATCCGCTCAACGTCCACGAGGTCGACCATTCGACCGCGAGCGATTGGGCGAAGAAAGAAATTGCCGGCGCCGCGATCTATCGCGAATGGGTGGGCGAGAACGACGAGGAGCTGTTCTTTCGCGGCCGGCTGTTTCCCTACCGCATCGGCGGGCTCGACGGCATCGAGGTGCTCGAAGCGATGCGCCGGCAGGGCGTCGCTGAGCTGCTCATGCGCGGCGATGGCCGGCCGATGGGCTGGTACGTGTGCGAGCGGCTCGTGCGCCAGCATACGTTCCTCGCGCCCGACGGCGTCGGGCAGGTCATCCATTTCGAATGCATTTTCGTGCGCGTGCCGGTGCCCGCGAACGATGCGCAATTCGCGGCGATCTGGCGGACGGCGCTGTGAAGGTCGACGCTTTCGAAATCCTGACAGTGCACGGCGATTTCATCACTGCCGACCTGATCATCTGGCGGCGCTATCGCTGCCGTACCTATGGTGCCGTCGAGGCGCTGCTCGACCTCAATCCGCACCTCGCCCACATCCATCGCACCACGCCGTTCATCCCGCCCGGCACGCAGGTCCGCATCCCCATCGATTTTGAAATGCTCAAGGGGCGGCCGAAGCCGATCGAGCAAGACGTGGTTTGGGGTGTCGCCAAAGGATATCGACTCTGATGGCGTTTGCCTACGATCCGTTCACACCGCAGACGGCGCGCGAGGCGCTGCGCCGCAAGGCCTATTGCCAGATCACCGTCGGCGGCATCGACGTCACCAATCGCCTCGATCCGCATCTCATTTCGGTCGTGGCGATCCTGCGCGCCGATATGTACGACGAGGCGCACATCGAGATCGACGATCGCGACGGGCGGCTGCCGATACCGCCGCTCTATTCATCGGTGCAGATCTCGCTCGGCTGGCAGCACGAAGGCGCCCGCGCCGTCTTCCTCGGCTACATCTCCGACATCCGCTCGACCTTCGGACGAAACCAGGGCGGCCGCCGGCTGTGGGTCGAGGCGGTGAGCGTCAATCAGAACAGCGACGTCAAGGCGCCCTCCCAATTCAGCCTGGGCGAAGGCGCGCCACCTGGTCAGCAGGAAGGCCAGAAGATTCCGATGTCGCAGGCGGCCAACTCGATTTTCGGCCAGGCCGGTTTGTCGGTGCGCATGAGCCCGCGCGGCCAGGCCATCATGCGCGATTACTGGTACGCGATGAACGAGTCGCCGATGCATTGGGGCCTGCGCATGGCGCGCGAGCTCGGGATGCATTTCCGCATCGTCGGCGACCAGGCGATCTTCACCGACATGGACGAGAGCTTCGGCACGATCGTCGCCAAGTGGTCGGAGAACCTCATTGTCTGGGCAATCTACCCGTTCGCCGCACGCGGTCAGTGGGCCGAGAGCAACTCGCAGTTCTTCAATTTCTCGCAGGCCACCTGGACGATCATGAACAAGACGTTTGGCGGAGCCGTGCCGTGGAATTTCGCCGAGGCGGCGAAGGTGCTGCCGCATCCGGCGCCAAATGCCAGCGTCGCAGACCAGGGCAACGATGGCCAAGGCGAGAATTCCGACAGCAAGCGCGGCTCCGGCCACGTGATCATCAATGGCGAGCCGCGCGCCAAGCCTTCAATGATTGTTGAGGTGATCGGCGCGCGCCCTGGCGTCGACGGCACGTACAACATCATCGAGGCCGTTCACCTCTATTCGCGGCAGGGCTACACCACGCGGCTCGAGGTCAACCGGCCGCATTTCTCCGGCGATGGGGCAAGCCAGTACACGCTTCCGCCGTCCGGCGGACCAACAGCGCCCCCGGCAGTGGAGCCGAACCAGCAATGACCGATCCCGTCGTTGAGATGGCGAACCGGGATGCCACCGACGAAATGGAAGGCATCCACACGCACTACAATGACCACATCAAGTTCGAGCTCGACTCACCCTCGCTTATCGGGCGCACGAGCGAAGGTCGGGGACCACCGGAGAAGATCACAGTCTTGGCGCCGCTCACATTGGCGAACGGCCAGCTCTCGCTCGACCTCGGGGCGGTCGGAGATTACGCCGATGATGCTGCCGCCGATCTGGGAGGCGTGCCGGTGGGCGGGCTCTACCGTTCCGGCGGTGCGCTCCGCGTGCGAGTCGAATAGATGAACGGCAATAATGAGATCACTTTCCGCTTCCTGCGCGCGCACGGTAGTTCGCTCGGGCTTGCCTTCGCGATCCTACTGCAGCTCATCTACTTCACCATTTGGCTCGCGAAACAGGGCGAAAGAGTCACGCGGCTAGAAAGCGATCACAAAGAAATCACGCGGCGCGTCGAAGTGCTCGATCAGGCGGGAGCCCGCCCGACACAACTCATCCAGCAACGCGTTCTAATGGTCGAAGCAGCAAACGCGGCGCAGGATGCGCGGCTGCGCGAGCTTGAGACCAGGGTGAGCGAAATTCACCGCCAGGTCGTCGAGAACAGGATTTGGATCGATCAGATCGTCGCCGCGGTGCGTTCGTTTTCCCACAACTATCTGCCGCCGCCACGAGGCCAGAAAGATGGCTTTCGAATGCAGGGCGATCCCGAGCGCGCCGGCGCTCCGCAAGAGAGAGGGCGATAGTTGGCACGGCTTGCTAAATCGCTGGAGACGCTGCGCGACCAGGTCGACGCAGTCGCGCCCCACCGCAACAAATCGAACGATGGCTGGATCGGCGATGAGGGGCATGCGGCGCGGACCTCCGATCACAACCCGGACGTCGCCGGCGTCGTTCATGCGCTCGATATCACCAAGGACACCGCGCACGGCGTCGACGTGCAGAAGATCGCCGACAGCATCATCAGGGCAGACGACAAGCGGGTAAAATATCTCATCCACGCCGGCCGCGTTGCCAACCCGGATATTCAAAATTGGAAATGGCGGGCCCGGAACGAGGGGCCGGACGATCACGCCGAGCATTTGCACATCTCCGTCAAGAACGAGCCGGCGCTCGCGGATGACGTCACCCCGTGGCCGGTGCAGGCGTCGCAGCCGAGCGGCAAGATCATCACGCAACCGAAGCTCAAGCGCGGCGACCATGGCGATTGGGTCCGCGAGCTGCAACGGCTCCTCGGCATCGAGCAGGACGGCGATTTCGGCGAAGCCACCGAGGCCACGGTGCGCGCGTTCCAGGAACAGCACGCCCTCGTGGTCGACGGCATCGTCGGTCGCTACACCTGGCGCGCGCTTCTGCCGGCGGACCCGCAGCAGAGCGAGCCGGCGCGCATCTTTTCCAACATCAAGGCGACCGTCTTCAGCGATGCGCAGTTGGCCTACGGCCCGCGGCCGGCGGATACGGTCGGGGTTTCATTGCCGGCACGCTTCAAGAAGCCGCCGAAGCTCTGGATTCGGAATCGCGCCAACGGTCTGACCACAATTGCCGAGACGATCGACGTCGGTCCCTGGAACATGAATGATCCCTATTGGGAGCACAATGGACGACCGCAGGCGGAGAGCGGCACCGACAAGCAAGGGCGGCGGACCAATCGCGCCGGCATCGATCTCTACCCTGAGACGGCACGCCGGCTCGGCATCGCCTTTGGGATCAGCAACGGCAAGGTGAGCGACGGCGAGGCGCAGGTCGATTGGGGGTTCGCCGACGAAATGCCGACGCCTCCCGCCGAAGACCCCGACGCCAACATCAACCAGGCGCTCGCCGAGATCGAAACCGTGCTGCGCCGTCGCTTCACATCAGCGGTAGGGAGAGAGACATGACCACGGATCAGGTTTTGAGCATGACGCGCGCGGCGCTCAACATAGTCGGCACGATCCTGCTGACCTATGGCTACATCAAAGGACTCGACGCCGAAACCTGGAGCACGATCAGCGGCGCGGTGCTCACCCTGATCGGTGTCGGATGGGGCCTGTTCGCTCACACCAAGACCAACACCATCAGCGCCGCGGCCAAGCTGCCGGAGGTGGCGCAGATCGTCGCCACGCCAGCGTTCGCCAGCAAGATCCCGGACCCGAAGGTCGTCGATACCCGATAATGGGTGGCTGAGAGGAGGACAATCATGGAAACATTCTTGCCCATGGTGCTCAAAATGCTGTTGCAGGCAGCCGGTCCCGACGTCGAGAAATTGCTGCGGGAGAAGCTCTTTCCCGCGGTGGCGGAGGACAAGGTCGGCGATGCGCTTGCGTCGAGCCTCGACGCCAATGGCACGAAATGGGTGCAGGCGGCACTCAACGTGATCGAAGGTGCCAAGCTCACGGTCGACGGCAAGTACGGACCTGTCACTCGCGCCGCCGTCGAGAAATTCCAGCGCTCGCATGGGCTCACGGTCGACGGTTGGGCCGGCGTCAACACCAACGACGCGCTCCGGGCCGAGCTGCTCAATGCAGCCCGCCGCCCAGAGCCCTCGAAAGCTTGATGCCAAATATCTGCGAAGCTTTAGGGAGACTACAAAATCTGATAGTCCAGCGCTCGCGCAGCAGGCGTCGATGCTAGTCGTGGGATTCGTCAGGATCACGACGTCAGAGGATTCTGTACCTGACGGATCGCCGACTTATAACGCCAAAGTCATTTGCGTACCGATGTCTGCTGCATCGGCGCACAGCGAAGAGAGCGACACGCCGAGAAGACGAACTCCTTTGAGCATCGGAAACTGGGCCGCGAGTAACTCGGCGCTGATTGACGCCAAGGTCGAGCAGTCCGAAATCGGCGCGGCGCGCGATCGACTTCGGGTGATAATTTGGAAGTCCGCGAACTTGACCTTAATGGTCACCGTTCGTCCCCGCACGCCGGTGGTCTGGCAATAGTGCCAGACCTTGTCCACCAGCGGACCAAGTTCGGCTCGCATGTCTTCGAGGCTCGTAAGGTCCCGCGAAAAAGTGTTCTCCGCTCCGACAGATTTGCGAACCCGATTTGGTAGAACCGGCCGCTGATCGATGCCTCGGCAGATGCAGTAGAAATGCCGTCCCGCCTTCCCGAAATGCCTCAACAAGTAGGCTTCGTCCTTGGCCCTTAGATCGAGCGCGGTGAGGATGCCGAGCTCTTTCATTCTTGCGGCCGTAGCCGGTCCGACACCGTGAAACCGCTCCACCGGGAGCGCCTCGACAAAACTCGGGCCCATCTCGGGGGTGATAACGAAGAGGCCGTCGGGCTTGCGGTAGTCGGAGGCGAGCTTGGCGAGGAACTTGTTGTACGAAACGCCCGCTGACGCGGTCAGTTGCGTCTCGGCGCGGATTTGCGCCTTGATCCGTTCGGCGATCTCCGTCGCCGACGTGATGCCTTGAAGATTCTCAGTTACATCGAGGTAGGCTTCGTCGAGCGACAGCGGCTCGATAATCGCAGTGTACTCGGCGAATATCGCACGGACTTGGAGCGACACCTCCTTGTAAGCCTCGAACCGCGGCTGTACGAAGATCAAGTCTGGGCATTTTCGGCGCGCCGTCACGGACGGCATCGCGGACCGGACGCCGAACTTGCGCGCCTCATAGCTTGCAGCTGCGACGACACCCCGCGCGTGCGATCCGCCGACAGCCACAGGCTTGCCCCGAAGGCCTGGATTGTCGCGCTGCTCCACGGACGCATAGAAGGCGTCCATGTCGACGTGAATGATCTTCGGTCGACACCCCCGTTGGAATTCCAAATGCTGCGCCTCTCTGCTAACCCGAAGCCTTCGCCACGATTCAGCCCCGATTCGGCCATGACGATCAGGGCTCTGCGTTGCCCTGGTTCATCTTCTCGCGCTGCACTGATGTCCGCAAGCATGTAGTCGCCCTAGGCTCCTCCATCCTACGGCGACACCACGTCGGCTGAGAAAGTTCGTCTGAGCGGCCACCGAGATGCTGGCCGCATTGGCCCCACGCGTTCCCGCTGACGCACTGGGACCGGCTGTTGTTCAGCAAGGAGTCGACCCACAGACACCACGCCCGCAACGGTTACGCGGTAGCCGCTGGTAGCGGTCATCATTATTGTCGTATCATTTGGTACAGGCAGGCGGGCGCGCCATTCTCACTGCGCGGTGTCCCGCCGCCGGCGCGCAGCTTCGCGTAGGTCAGTTAGCGAAAGGCGCTTCGGCCCCGGCACCGGTTCTGCCTTCGGCGCTAAAGCGGACCCAACGGCACGATTTGCCGCTTGGGGGATTGCGGCGTCGCTGAGCTGCGTCCAAGAAATGAACTGCTCGCCCGGTTGTCCGAGCCCTCCGCAAATCACGAGCCTTTTATTTCCGTTTTGTCGTCGCCCTCGCGGACTCAACGAGGCTGGGGCCCCACTGTGCGGGCTCGTCTAGACTAGTTGCAATGCGAGGTCGCGGTAACGCGCCGCGATCTCCATGAATTTCGCTTTCAATTCCGGGCTCTCTGCGGCCCCCGCTCGTTTGTAGTTCTCAACCGCCAACCGCAGGTACTGCCTAGACTTGTCTGCGTTTCCTGGCATGGGGGCCCCCCGAGCGAGATAGCCCCGCGCCGGGACAAGCGCGGGGCCTCAAACGGGTCGAGCGGAAGGGCTTTGGCCGCTAGACTAGACCACAGGTCAATTATGCTGATTGGTGCGACAGGTAGATGACGCGCCTTATTTGTCCACAGGAACAAGAAAAGCCCCGCCCCCGGGCTGCCCGACCTGAGGATGACCGCGACCGCAATTGCCAAGGCCCTCGTCCTTACAAGACCTGATAAGCTGATCGCGCTCGCCGACGAGGCAACCAGAGTCACCAGACGGATGGAAGCGGCTCGTGACCAAACTGCTCTACGTCGAACACAACGACGACAACATCTACATGCTCAAGACACGCTTGAGCTGTTTGGCGGTTTTGAGGTTCTCGCGGCGGAGGACAGCGAGAGAGGCTGCGAGTTGGCTGTGACCGAGCACCCGGACGTAATTCTGATGGACCTCGAAATGCCGGTCGTTGACCGCTGGGAACCCGTGCGACGCCTCAAGAACGATCTGCACATCCGCGACATCCCAATCATCGGCATGTCCGCGCATGCGCTGGAGAGCGAGCGCGGGCAGGCCATTGCCACGGGATGCGACGAGTTCGATGCCAAACCGATCAAATTCGACAGCCTGGTCGCAACCATCCGGCGCGTGCTTGCGCATCCGAAATAGATGCTCAAACCGTGGTGATCAGGATGCCGCGCCGCCCGGCAGCCGCAGGGTAAAGACGGAACCCTTGCCCGGCTCGCTCGTCACCGTCACGTCGCCGCCCATCATGCGCGCGAGCTTGCGGGTGATGGCGAGGCCGAGACCGGTGCCGCCGAAGCGCTGCGCGGTCGTCGCCTCGGCTTGGCTGAACTCCTCGAACAGCTTCGCCTGCTGCTCTACCGTCATGCCGATGCCGGTGTCGGAGACCGACAGCTCAATCCAGTCGCGTCCGTCTGCCACCTTGCGCGCCCGCAGCCTGACCTCGCCCGCCTTGGTGAACTTGCAGGCATTGCTCAACAAGTTCAGCAGGATTTGCCGCAGTCGCATCGGGTCCACGGTCAGAGCACCGAGGTTCTCTTGGGCCTCGACCACGAGGCGATTCTTGTTCTGCTCGGCGAGCTGGCGCGCGGTGCCGATGACCTCGTCAATAAGCGGAGCGAGCTGCACGGTCTGCGGATTGAGCTCGAGCTTGCCGGCCTCGATCTTGGAGAGGTCGAGCACCTGGTTGATGAGGCCGAGCAGGTGGGTGCCGGCGCGGTTCACACGCTGCAACGGTTCCAGCGCCTTCTCCGTACCGAAGCGCGGCGCATTCGTCACCATCATCTCGGTCAGCCCGATGATGGCATTGAGCGGCGTGCGCAGCTCGTGGCTCATGCTAGAAACGAACTGTGACTTGTTCTCGCTCGCGACCTGCAGCTGGCGGTTCTTATCCTGGATTTCGTCGAACAGCCGCACGTTCTCAATCGCGATCACTGCCTGATCGGCGAAGGTTGTGAGCAGCTCGATCTGGCGGGCGGTGAACGGACGCACAGCGTGGCGTGCCAGCACAAGCACGCCAGTCGGCGTTCCTTCTCGCAGGAGAGGCACGCCGAGGATGGAGTGGTATCCACCGATCTTTTGCATCTCGACCATCCGGTATTCCGGATCGGTTCCAGCATCGAGGATATGGATCGGCGCGCGTTCAAGCAGCACGCGACCGATCGCACTCTCCCGCTCGGCTTTCCAGGGCGTGTGTTCCACGATCTCCTTGAGGGCGGGTGAAAACCCGTAGGTCGCCTCCGCGCGGAAAAAACCGTCGCTTTTCGGACGCCCAACATATCCGATATCGGCCTCACACAGTCTTGCAGCCGACTCGAGGAGCGTGTCGAGCACCGTCTGCAGGTCGAAGGTCGAGCGGCTGATCACCTTGAGCACGTCGGCGGTGGCGGTCTGCTGCTGCAAGGATTCGCGCAGCTCGTTGAGCAGGCGCGTGTTCTCGATGGCGATGACGACTTGGCGCGCGAAATTGCTGAGCAGCTCGATCTGCTTATCGCTGAACGGGCGCACCTCCTGGCGGTAAATGGCGATCGCGCCGATCAGCCTGTCCTCCTTGAGCATCGGCACGCCGACAAATGAGCGCGCGCCGGCAAGCTTGACGATAGCAGAGTTTGCGTACCGCTCTTCTGCTGCGAGGTCGGCGACGTGAATCATCTGTTTTGTTTCGACCAGGCGGCCCAGGACGGCTGAGAAAGGGACGGTCGGATCGCGTCGCCGCAGGTCTTCGTACGGGCGTGGGGCACCGTGGAGGGCAACCATTCGGAGCTCCCCGTCCTCGAACAGCACCAGATTGCCGAACTTGGCTTCGCATAGCCGCACTGCGTTCGCCAGCATGGCCTGGAACACCGGCTCGAGCTCGCCCGGCGAGCTCGAGATAACGCCGAGCACTTCCGAGGTTGCGGTCTGCTGCTCCAGCGACTCGGAGAGCTCGCGCGTGCGCGCCTGCACCTCGTCGAACAGCCGGACGTTCTCGATCGCAATCACGGCCTGATCGGCGAAGGTAGTCACAAGCTCGATCTGCTTCTGCGTGAACGGGCTCACCTTCGTGCGCATCAGCACGATCACGCCGATCGGGACCCCCTCGCGCAGCAACGGGACGCCCAGCACCGTGCGTTGCTTCTCCACTCTCTGGACGTCGAAGATCATGTATTCCGGGTCGGCCAGAACATCGGCCACATGAACGACGACACCCTCGAGCATGACCCGTCCAACCACCGATCCGCGACCCGGAGGCATCACGTGCGCCCGCATGTACTCTTTCTGTCCGGGCGTAAAGCCATAGCTTGCGGCGTGATAGTAGGAGCCGTCCTTGGCAAGCCGGATGGCCGCCAGCTCGGCGTGGCAAAGTTGCGCTGCTGACTCGACTAGCGTGTCGAGTACGGCCTGCAGGTCGAAGGTCGAGCGGCTGATCACCTTGAGCACGTCGGCGGTCGCGGTCTGCTGCTGCAGCGATTCGCGCAGCTCGTTGAGCAGCCGCGTGTTCTCAATGGCGATCACTGCTTGACGGGCGAAGTTCTGCAGCAGATCGACCTGCTCGTCGGTAAACGGACGCACTTCCTGGCGGTAGATGATGAACGCGCCAACCAATTCATTCTCCTTGAGCATCGGCACTCCGACCAGCGTGCGCGCCCCGGCCAATCGGGCGGGGGCCCCCGGTACCTGCGCTCCCTTTTCGTCCGCAGAATGCACTACCGATTTGGTACGCATGAGTTGATCGAGCGAGCTCCCCGCCAGTGGCGCGATGGCCCCGCGTTGCCGTTGAAATTCCGCCAATGCCGCCGGGATATCTTGCGCAGCCACTGGGTAGAAAAAGCCGTTCTCGTACCGGTGCAGAACCCCGAATTTGGCGTCGCAAATGCGAACGGCGTTTGCCAGCATCGCCTGGAACACCGGCGCGAGCTCGCCGGGCGAGCTTGAGATGACCTGCAGCACCTCAGACGTTGCTGTCTGCTGATCCAGCGCCTCGGTGAGATCGTCGGTGCGCTGACGCAGTTCGTTGAGTAGACGCGTGTTCTCGATGGCGATGACAGCCTGCGCGGCGAAATTCTGCACCAAGTCGATCTGCTTGTCTGTGAACGGACGCACCTCCTGACGGTAGACAAGGATGGCGCCGACGAGGTCGCTGTCCTTCACCATAGGGACGGCGAGTACGGTTCGGGCGCCGGCTAGCTTGGCGAATTTCGCGCCGGTGGTGCCCGATTGGCGTGAATCGGGGTAATCAGGCTCGTCCCGAATGTCGGCGATTTGGACCGGCCGCTTGGTCGTCAATGCGCGCCCGAACATCGTTCCAGGATCGGGGCGGATTAGTGGGACGCGGCGCCGTTCTTCTGCATACGACGGCGGTGCATTATGCAGCGCCACTACGCGAAGTGCGTCCCCTTCAGATCGGAACAAGACGCCGAACTTGGCCTCGCAGATCCGCACCGCATTCTCCAGCATCGCCTGAAACACTGGCTCCAGCTCGCCCGGCGAGCTGGAAATGACCTGGAGCACCTCCGAGGTCGCGGTCTGTTGCTCCAGCGCCTCGGAAAGCTCGCGCGTGCGCGCCTGCACCTCGTCGAAAAGGCGCACGTTCTCGATCGCTATAACCGCTTGGTCGGCGAACGTCGTGGCCAACTCGATCTGCTTGTCTGTGAAGGGCCGCGCATCGGGACGCATCAGCATGATCACGCCGATCGGAGTAGCTTCCCGCAATAGCGGCACTCCCAGCACCGTGCGGA